AATGCTGAAGAATTAGCGCAGATGCAAGCAGACAAAGCAGAAAGCGCTACACGCCAAGCCGAAGCTGAAGCAAAGGCAACTTCTCGTCAGGCAATTCTTGATCGCTTAGGCTTAACAGCCGATGAAGCAGCTCTAATACTTGGATGAAAGCTCGACTTAGTAAATCTGTAATCCAATTTAGAGAGCAGGCAGATGATGCTTATCCTGACAGAAACCGCCGTAGTGACGGAACCATTGGTGATGCACGGCACGCAGCCTCAAAGAGCGATCACAACCCTTGCCCTAATACAGGGTACATCCGTGCTTTCGATCTCGATGCTTCTCTCGATGGGAAAAATGCCACAGCTCATTACCTTGCCGATCAGATACGAGCTCACGCCAAAACAGATAAGCGAATTGCATATGTCATTTTTAATAAGCGAATTGCGAGCAAGAGAACGCTCTGGCGTTGGGTCAAATACAGGGGTACAAACCCACACATATCGCACATTCACATCAGCTTCACAAAGGCTGGCGATGAAGATCGTAAGTTTTTTCAAATCCCACTTCTAGGAGGCAAAGCATGAAACTAAAGAACCCACTATTCCTTGCAGCAGGAGCATTTCTAGCTGCATGGTCTGCAACTAACTTTGATATCGATTACCGTGCCATCCTTTGGTCAGTACTGTCAGGCATATTTGGATATGCAACACCTAAAAGATAATGACTGCGCAGGACATGGCGGCAATTGCTGTTGCTGCTACGACCGTTATTGGTTCGTTTATTGGCTCAGTGCGTTGGTTAGTAAAGCACTACCTAAGCGAACTCAAAAATAATGGTGGCAGTTCGATGCGCGACCAGATTAACTTACTTGAGGCGCGTGTCGAAACCATCCTTCGCATACTAGAGAAGTGACAATTAAGACATGGCAAGAAAAAAGGTTATTGACCTAGAGACTTACAACGCTCTTGACACTTGGGCTATCAGCCTTCAAGAGATGTACCGAGCATTGCGTAGAGCAGGCTTTGAAGTTGATCTAGCGTTAGCAGTCATTGTCGAGCCATCAGCATATCCAGCTTGGATATTGCCAGACCCTATCGATCCAGAGCGCTTTGGCGACTACGATGACGAGGACGAGGACTAAACCTAATGAAGAAAATTGTAATCCTAAGTGATTTACAAGTTCCCTTCGAAGATGTACACCTAACACGCAACATAGCAAAATTTTTACAGACATTTAAGCCAGATCAAACAGTAACAATCGGCGATGAGATCGACTTTCAGACTATAAGCAAGTGGTCTGATGGAACTCCAGGAGCCTACGAGCAAACCCTGGGCGATGATCGTGATCGCTGTGTCGAGCTTCTATGGGAACTGGGCGTAACTGACTGCATTAGGTCAAATCATACAGATCGCTTATACAACATCATTATGAAGAAGATACCTAGTTTCCTATCTTTGCCGGAATTACGGTTTGAAAAATTCATGAAGTTTGATGAGCTTGGGATTACATTTTGGAAGAAGCCCATGCCACTAGCTCCTAATTGGGTGGCGGTTCATGGGGATCACACACCTATTAAGTCACAGGGCGGTTTAAGTGCAATGGAAGCTGCTAGGCGTACAGGTTCGAATATTATTTCTGGACACACTCACAGAGCAGGGCGTACATCCTTCTCAGAAGCCATAGGAGGCCGTTTGGGGCGTGTTCTCCATGGTGTTGAGGTAGGCAACCTAATGGACTTCAAACAAGCTGCATATACCCGAGGAACGGCTAATTGGCAACAGGCTTTTGCGATTATGTACATTCATGGCAAAAATGTCCAAGTTGATTTAATTTACATAGAAAAGAACGGCACATTTATAGTCAACGGTAAAGTCTATGGACGACCTCGTTAGAGACCTAGTACCTCTCAGACGCTCAATCGATAACGCAGTCGATGATGCAGAATCGTTACCGTTTCGTTATCAAAATAAACCTAAATAGTCTGATATTTGTGGTTCACTAAGCTTGTTACTAGCCGAGGGTGCTAGTGCGATAGGGGGCAAAATGACTGACAATCAAGTTATCGGAGCAGCTTTACTTCTGTTTCCGATATTGGTAGGAATAATTTATGCACATGTAGCAGAAGGTAATTACAACAAAGGATTTCGTGAGGGTTATCATCGAGGTCGAGCTGTGAACCGTCAAGAATTTTGGCAAGAATGAAAGCCAAGGAAGTATTACAAAGTGCAACCGATGTCATGCAAGATCGTGGTGCAATCTATGGTCATCCGAAAATCAACCAAGATCGGATCGCTCGCAGACTTACCAATTTACTTGATTTCCCAATCGAGGACTACCAAGCTTGTCTTGCAATGGTCGAGGTCAAACTCTCAAGAATCCAAGAATCCCCGGGACACATTGACTCATACATCGATGCCTGTGCTTACCTTGCACTAGCTTGTGAACTAAAAACCGAGGAGAATGAATTATATGTTTAACCTAGCCGATTATGAACCAGTAGAGGTGAGACTTGAGAAATTTATTAAGGACTATCCAGATTTTCGTATTTCAACTGAATTGGAAGTTATCGAAAGTAATCGATATGTTGTTAAGGCGTATCTATTCAAAACTGCTACAGATAGTGTTGCGTGGGCAACTGGGCTGGCTGAAGAGACAGTTACTAGTCGAGGCGTTAATCAAACTTCAGCATTGGAGAATTGTGAAACTTCGGCGATCGGCAGAGCGCTTGCAAATGCAGGTTATGCTCCTAAAGGAAAGCGCCCAAGTCGAGAAGAGATGACAAAGGTAGTCAAGGCTCCTGCTCCCAAAGTTGAGAAGGATTACTGGACTACGCCATTTGGTGAACAAGATGAATCTATTAAAGAAGTGCCAGCACCAATAACAATAGATGCAGCTCTTAATACAGTTGCAGAGATATTGGGAACCGAAAAGGTAGTTCCAAGTTGTAAGCATGGAGTCATGGATTTCAAAGATGGAAATAAAAATGGGCGAGCTTGGGGTGGATACTTCTGCAAGCACATTGGAGTTGGTGGATCAGAGCCTAAATGTCCAACACTTTGGTATCAACTATCTAGTCAAGGAACATGGGAACCACAGAAGGCGAGAGCATAATGGGATACATTGAAATACATAATGCAGATGGATTAGGTGGTTGGGTTAATTTTGATGACATTCCATTTATAGAAATTATCAATTGTCAACTATGCAATGAGCCTACAGAGGCTAGAGATATTGTTGCTAACATAGTAATTAAGGATGAACAGCCTTCTGTTGGAGCCTGGCAATGCCGTAAATGTCATGCGGTAAATGGCTAACTCAAGAAGAGCGAGAGGTTTTCGCACAGAGCGTGTTGTAGCTGAGTACCTATCGACTTGGTGGCAAGGCGCATGTGTGGGAAGGGGTAGTGGCAAGGATATTGTCAATGTACCGTTTGACTGTGAAGTTAAAGCAAGGGTTGGTTTTCAACCATTGGCGTACATGAAGCAATTAAAAGCTCGAACATCTATTTCTGGGGAGTTAGGTTTCGGGGTTTTACGGCTGAACGGACAAGGAGAAGATGCTGCTGACTATTGCGCAGTTATCCGACTAGCTGATTTATTGCCACTACTCATACTTAAATACGGTCACTTGGATAAAGAACCTACAGAGGCAGACATTGACCGGTGTACTGTCTGTGGGGCTTATATGATTCGGAGATGTTTAACTTGCCAGCCTACGATTACAAATGCACTAGATGCAATCTCAGTCAAGAAATCAATCATGGATGGCACAATAGACCAATAGTCTTATGCACTTATTGCAATGAACCAATGAACAAGGTGATTACAGCTAATCCAATTCACTTCAAAGGCAAGGGATGGGGCAAAGATTGAAAGTTTTATTAGCTTGTGAGGAAAGCCAAGCGGTCACTAAAGAGTTTAGAGCGCTAGGTCATGAGGCTTATTCGTGCGATATCTTGCCTACATCCGGGAATAACCCGGAATGGCATATTCAAGGTGATGTATTAAGTCGCTTGAATGATGGTTGGGATATGATCATAGGTTTTCCTCCTTGCACTTATATGACCAATGCCGGAGCTGTAAGGATGTATCCTAAAAAGGGTGAAATTGATCCAAACCGTTACGCCTTGGCAATGGAGGCTAAAGCATTCTTCATGGCTATATATAACGCCCCAGCAAAACATATTGCTGTTGAGAATCCTGTACCGATGAAAATCATAGGGTTGCCAGAGAAAAGCCAAGTAATACAACCTTACCAATTTGGTGATCCATACTCTAAAAAAACTTACCTATGGTTAAAGAATCTACCTCAATTAGTACCGACTAATGTACTAACTGAATATCAACCATTTATCAACGGTGGTGGGCTTCGTTTAGACAAGGCTCATTACAATAACAAGAAGTTTGCTAACTCTTCAATCGAAAGATCAAAGACATTTCCAGGTATAGCAAAAGCAATGGCAGCTCAATGGGGTTAATGCGACACGCCGAGACACGCCCAAGATTACACGGGGTGCTTCCCCTGTCTGGTACTCTCAGGGCTAGAGCCCATCAGGGGCTCAGAGCGATCCGCTCGCGGATAGATCGCTCGGTAGCACTCGCTATTGTTATAGCTCTGTTTGCTCCAATGACACACGCAAACACGGGCTCAATAGAAGCATTTAAATATGACCCTAGAAAATACATCAATGCCACAATGCCTAAGCATGAGGCTAAATGCATTAAGTTACTCATTAGCAAAGAGTCAGCATGGAATCACAAAGCCGTTGGTAATCTCAATGGTACTCATAGAGTTTATGGATTACTACAGATAAAGAATCCAATAGCAAAAGATATGAATCCAATGCAACAGATACAGCTTCACATGAGATACTTAGAGCATCGTTATGATGGATCAGCTTGCAAAGCTTGGTCTCACTTCCAGAATAGAGGATGGCATTGAGTAGATCAGCACTCACATCCAAAGGTGGAACAACTAAGTGGCGTAGGATTAGGCAGCAAGTAATCAATAGAGATAGATGCTGTCAAGCTTGTGGCACAGAAGAGATGCTGACAGTCGATCACATCGTTCCTCGTACGCTTGGTGGTGATGACAACTTAAATAATCTTCAAGTGTTATGCTCATCATGTAATTCAAGCAAAGGGGGTAGGTTTTTTGACAGCCACAGGACAC